AGGTTTGCGTTCTGGGCAAAACCCATCTTGGACGGGTCAACGTACATCATGCGATTGTTCACCCGGATATTCTGGCTGTTGATGAGCCGGGGCTGGTCGTAGACGCGGGTAGTGCTGACGGTATCATCCTGAGATGCTGCCAGCACCAGCACGGTGAAGGTGTTGCCGTTGGCCGAGGTGGTTTCATACACCTGACCGGGGAGGGGATTCTTTACGGGAGCAATAAGCATAGTAGACTTCCTTTCTATATTTTGAATGGCCTTGTAAGCCGTCCAATCAGTGTAATACTCGCTGTTCTTGTACGGCGGCATCATTCCAGAAACACCTTATTCAGCCAGCGGTTGACATCGTTCAGCAGCCGATCCAGCGGATAGGTGCGCTGAAACGGACTATAATAGTACAGTGCGCACAGCGACAGAAACAGCAGAACCAGAAACAGCATCGTGTCCGGGAATTGTGCCAGACACCGAGCATGGTATTCCGGCATCCACAAGCACATGAGGCGGTAGAACAGCATGGGTCATCTTCCTTTCAGCTAAATTATTTTGACTACGCTGCCATTATAGCTAAATCTATTTGACTTGTCAACAGTTTCAGTCAAATTATTTTGACTTTTTTCTTTCACGCCGCTTTTTGTAACCTCGCGCCCGCGCGCGTATAGACATATCAAATTAGGCGTATTAGGTAGATCACATATCACCTAAAACCTTTTTTAATCTTTTATAAAAAGGGTGTTACAATGTTACAAAATCCGTATAAGCGCATCGCTGCTGCATTTTTCTGTGTAACACATCCCGAAACACTCATGTTTCACGTTTCTGTCGAAAGTAACAAGGGCGTTTCATGTTACAGGGCTGTTACATCATTTGTTACACAGAAAAAGCCCCCCGGCGGGCTGGTTAGGCTCACCGGGGGGCAGATGCTCAGTTCTTCTTTGCGTCCTTGATGGCGTTCAGGGTGGATTCGATGCCGTTAGACAGGAACGTGTCAACATCACCGTAGGTCTTGGAGATGTAACTGACCGCTCCAGAGGACAGGGATGCACGGGCCACCTCGATGGCCTTGCGGTTTGCAATCTTTTCCTCTGCCTCGCCGAATGCGTTCTGCGCTTTCAGCTTCTTCGTGTAGGTCTGCGCCACCGTCCGAACCGCTTTGATGATGGCATCCTCGATCTCACGGATATACTTCTGGGTGGTGGTATCGTTGGTTTTGCCAACGAAATAATCCGCGATACTGTGCAGCGCGGTACACGCAAACAGACCCATGACAGGCACAAAGGCCAGACAAACGTCCTTAAAGAAAGTAGTCCAATCCATAATTAACCCTCCTTAGAGTTACCAGCGGCGGAATCCCCCTTTTCCTCAGTGGTGCGCTTGACGAAATCGACCAGCGGGATGAGGAACGGCGGGATTTTCACGCCGATGTCAGACAGATTTTCGATGATGCTGATGATCTCGTTGCACATCAACCATACGCAGACCACGCAGGCCACGACCACGCTGTCATTCAGGTTCCAGCCCACGCCGGAAGAAAGATAAGTAATCAGCTGATCCATGATCCAGCCCACCAGCACCAGCAGCCACTGCATAACCTTTTTGAGAATGCCCAGAAAGGAACGGTAGCTGCTGCGCCGGATAGAGCGATACGGTGCAGCGGTGACACCCGTTGCATAGTCGATGATGTTGCACAACACCAGCAGATAAAACGGGATAGCCAGATCGCCCAGATACCCCGTAACGGCCCCGACCAAAGCGCACAGAATCGCTTTGGTCTTGTAAAAGTTCTCCTCCATCATACCCTCCTTACAGGTACTTATCCGCCCCGGAAATCGCTTTCCAGCTGGCGGGGCCACAAATTCCATCCACGGTCAGCCCATGCGCCGCCTGAGCTTTCCGCAGGGCGTTTTCCGTACCGATACCAAAGTTACCATCCACAGGGATGCCCAGCAGCCGCTGGAGCATCTGAGTTGCAGACTTGTTGACATCACCCGTGCAGCCCTTTTTGATCGTGGGCAGAATGAAAGAACGGTAACTCGTATAAACGTATTTGCCCTTAGCAGTGCAGAGCCATGTTGCCTTGCCCTTGCGGGTATCGGTATGGACAAAGGCAGAATTGCCATACCAGTAGATGCCCACGGCTCCGAAATATCGTGTAGCCACGATGCCCAGTGCTACCGGGTTGATGCTACGATCCTGCATCCGCCAGTCAGCAGCAACACCATACAGATGTTTGCTTGCTTTGCCGCCGCCAACGCACTTATTGTGCTTGATGCAGCGGTATCCGCTGGTAATCTTGATCCTGCCGCCCAGTTTATCGCGGATGGTCTGGAGCCGCTTGATGAGGTCATCATCAATCAGCTGGGCATTGCAGCCACAGGTAGGCGGACACTGGAACTCGGCCAGCCCAAAATTGGCAGTAATCATGCGCGGGTCATCCCGTGCAAAGTCGATAATTGCCATACTATGCACCTCCTTTCAGTACGGCGCGGGGGCTTAGTAGTCCTCGCCCGTGATCTCCTTAAACTCATCGGCGGTGATCTTCTTGCCGACAGCAGCACGAACGTGCTTGACCTTCCACAGGCCGTTGTCGTACCATCTCTTGATCTTGTCAAAGTCCTTGCTGTGTTCAATATCAGACATTGTTATCCACCTCCATACCGTTTTCGGGGCCAGTTTCAGCCTCATCTTCGGGCAGATCAATACCCGCCATCATCGCGGCGAAATACAGATTTGCCTCATTCGTGGCGGCTTTGGCCTGAGCATCGGCGGCGGTGTTACGCAGCTCGATTGCCTGCTTTGCCAGCGGAACATACTGGAATGCCATAGCTGTTTTCCTCCCATAACTTGAAGTAGTAAACGGTCATCTCGCAAATCAGATGGTAGCAATCGCCCTGCTCGGCGTGGGCTTTCCAGCTTTGGAAACAGTCATCAACGTGTTCCCGTGTCATAATGCCCGCCCGTGCCAGCCCGACCAGTTTTCGCAGCTTGCGGCGTTCTCGGCTGATCTTTTCCGGCAGTAGCTTTTGTACTACCTTGCCTGTCTTGGTCAGACGGAACGAGAAGCCCAGAAAACGGATGGGCTGTTTGACGGGTGCTATCTGAGTTTTGCGGGTATTCAACGTAAGCCCCAGAGCTTGCAGCCGCTTTTCAATTTCAATCCAGCAGTATCGCAAGTACGCCTTATCCGGGTGCAATAGGATGAAATCATCCATGTACCGCACATAGAACTTGATGTGAAGCTGTTCCTTGATGAAATGGTCTAGGTCATCCAGTACGGCTAATTGACTTAGCTGTGTTACCTGACTGCCCAGCCCCATACCCACCGTAGGATCAGGCCCGTGGTCAAAACTGTCTATGATCCGGCAAACCTCGTTATATGCCCACGGATCGGATACGCGCTTTGCGATGGCGGCTTTCACCACGGAATGCGGTGTGCTGCCGAAGAAATTGTGCAAGTCCATTTTCAGCGTGTAGCCGTTCAGCCCGTACTTGCGCCAGTAGCGTTGCAGATGGCATTTCAGCCTTTTCCGTGCAAACTGTGTGCCCTTGTCGTTCATACAGGCGGCGTTATCCCATATAAAGGAACGGGATACCTCTGCCGTCAGATAGTTGTCGCACAGGCTGCGCTGGAAAACCCGATCTTTGAACCGGGTGCTGGTGACATCGCGGCGTTTCGGCTCGTAGATCACGAAACGGCTGTATGCGCTGATTTTGTACTTGCCCGTCAACAAGTCCTCGTGCAGTTTCAGGCAGTTGGACAAGCCATTACTGACCCATCCCGCTACGCTGTCTTTCCACAGCACGTTTGACTTGCAGATCATCATTGCTTTATAGAGTGATTCAAAACTGCAAACTTTGGTTTTTACGTCCATACATAAAAAATCCGCCGTGTATAGCTGTACCAGCTCTTAAAGCTGACAGCATCGGCGTTCTGTTTTCGCCTTTATCGGCTGGGATAACGGCTCCTTGTGTGAGCGCACTCGGTTCGGAGGGCCTTTTCAGAATAGGCACAACTTACTACTTTCTCGCATTACTCACAATCCGGGGCCACGCCGCCATTGCCGTTGTTCGCATTGTTGTTGTTCAGAGAACCGTCAGTGTTGACATTGCGCACATTGTTCGCGTTGCCAGTGTTCGGCGGAGGCTGCATCATAGCCGTTACCCCGTTGTTTTTATCATAAGGGTCGATGAATCGTTCTTTATCGGACTTCCGCCAGCTTCTCAGCTTATTGCGGCTCTCGTTGATGAGTTTCGTCCAGAACTCGATGCGGCTTTCTTCCAGCCCGAACATCATGTACGCCAGATTTGCCAGTGCTTCAAGCTGGTAAGAGGCTTCAATGGATTCGGACTGGAGATTGAAACGCCGCATAGCAGCATCCATGTCGCCGGGTTCAACGTAGACTTTGTTCGCCCTGAACGCCACCACAAAGACTTCAATCGCAGCATCAACGATTTTTCCGATAAAACACCAGCGGTATCTTTTCGGAAAACATTTTTCGTTGCCGCAAATATCCATCGTGTACTTGGCCAGCTGTGCGCTGTTGGTGAGGAATTTCAGTTCTCCGTCTTTACGTTTTCCTGCGACTACTGCCATAATAGATTCATCCTTTACTTTAGATTAACTGAATGTCCGCGCCTGTCGGCGCGGATTGGTAAGATTAAGCGATGGTACAAGCCGGGGCCACGCCGCCATTGCCGTGGTTCGCACTGGTGTTGCTCAGAGAACCGTCAGTGTGGACAGTGCGCACATTGCCCGCGTCGCCAGTGTACGGCGTTCTGATCCAGTACCACTGCGGATTGCCGTTCAGCCGCTTGACGCGGGCAGAATCCGCGCCAGTATTGGCGGCATCCTTGTCGCTGTAAGCGGAATAACGCTGCCATTCGGGGCCTTCGTCAATGTTGTTTTCCTTGCCCATGTACAGGTTCGGGCGGGAGGGGAAGTAGAACTTGTCGATGGTCACATCGCTGCCGCCGTTTTCATTGACGTTGTTCCGGGCGGTGGTCAGCTTGACCGGGGCGATGACTTCGAGGAAGTCAGCATCCATGCCGTTCATCCAGCCCGCCATAGAGCTATTCCATGTGGGAGGACGGTCAAAGACGGTCTTAGGAACCCAGAACGTACCAGCCGCGCCGTCAGAGTTGAGCCACTGGCGGATCGCGGATTCAGACCAGTTGTTAGAGCCGTAGCGGATGCGGTGGGTGTGGTTCATGTTCTCGGTCTTGCCGTCTGCCGTGCCCAGATCAGTGCCGCCCGCGCCCAGAGAAACGGGCACGGTTTCGATTGCATCCGTGTCCGTCACCTTGGTGTAGCTGCTGATCTTGGTCGTGCTGGCCTGCGTATTCCAGCCCCACGGGAACATCAGGATACCGCCAGCGGGAACAGGCTTGGTCAGCTGGAACTGGAACGTAGAACCGCCGCCGTAGGTGGTATCATAACCGGGCAGCAGGGTGAAGTGGTAAATGCCAGCGGCCAGACCGTCCTTGGTATAATACAGGGCCTCGGTGTTGTCGCACTGCATCTGTTTGTAGACGTTCAGCAGATGGAGCTGCATACTATGTTTCTTGGTTTTGTCCACCAGAGTTTCACTATCGAAACCAGCGACCTCAAAGGTCAGGGTTTCGGAACCCTTGCTGACCTTGAACAGATCGCCCACAGAGAACACGCTAGGAGCAAGGCCCAGCCGGACGATGTTCTGCACGGCTTTCCAGCTGGTGATCGGGTAGTTCTGACCCGCGATAGCAGCCAGCAGTGCATTGGTCTGGTTCATGGTATCCTTGAATGTGTTATCCAGCAGAATAGGTTCTGCGACCTCATCCGTCTGCTCATCCGCCTGAGTGCTAACCTCTGCCGTGGTCATGGCCTCATCCTCGGTAGCGGCCTGAACCGCAGCAGCATTTTTCTTAGTAGCCATTAGGAAACCTCCTTCTTGATCTTGATGCAGAGCTTGCCGTCCTTGATAACAAGGCCCAGACCGTCAATGCTCTGCTGTAACTTGGTGACGGTAGATGTGTCAGCCTTGGACGTTTTCAGCCCTTCCACAGTGCCGTTCAGGGCATTTACGGTGGACGCATCAGCTTTGGTCTTTTTCAGCCCTTCTACCGTGGTATTAAGGGTGGACACGGAATCCGTGCTTGCCTTACCAGCCAGCGCGGTGTTGGTGTCCTTGACAAAGTTCTTGAAATTCTGATCCAGATTATTAACGGTAGTTTTATCCGCCTTGCCCGTAGAAAGACTGCCCAGAGTAGACTGCAATGCCGCAGACACAGCGGCTTTCAGGGTGGAAACCTTGATATTATAGGTTTCACCGTTGGACGATACCAGAATTAGGTCATCGTCCGCTGCCTCTGCCAGCGTTGCAAAATCTTGGATTCGTTTATCTGCCATAAAAACCTCCTGTTAAAGATTTTTGCGGAATGATTTAGACAATCATAGGCATCGCCATCCTTTCCTTTTAGCCATCAGGCTTTTTTCTTTGTTACAAAACAGAGCCGTCCACCGACCATTTTATAAGGCCCCATGATGTCCAGCTTCGATTTGATCCCTTCAATTTCGGTATGCACATCGGTAAACTTCTGATCTACCACAGTCTGTGCATCCGACAGCTCGCTCTTTGTGGTGTAGCCAACCGCTACGTCCTCCAGAATCTGCTTCTCGGCTTTCTCGGCCCGATCCTTTTCGGCCTTGATCTGATCCGACAGAGCAAGTTCTGCCTGTCCAGCCCGGATGATCTCAGCCTCTAACTGTGCCGCCAGAGTGCCAGTTTCACCGCTGCCGCTGTTGACCTTATCGGTCAGGTCATCAATCGACTTGTTCACAGACTTGTCGAGGGATGCCAGCGACTGCTGCAACTTCTGGTATTCTTTTTTGTACGGATACTCCACGCTTAATTCTTCGCTGTTCGGGGCATTGAGATCAGCGCGGAAATCTATATCAAAGGTGAGCGTTTCAACGCACAGAACACTTCGCACAGCATCGCCAATGATGACCTTATCGCCCAGCTCTGCCGCCGGGTCAAAGATTGTCTTGGATGCCGTGAACGGGCTGTATGTGATGCCTTTCAGCCGCTCATACAGGTCATTCACAATGTTCTGCGTCAGACAGTCAGAAGAAATATCCAGCACATACCCGGAGTTGTTACCGGCTCCCAGCGTGTCATTGCCCGCCGTAGCAGAGATGCCAGACAGGGTGACAGATGTACCAGTTGTAAGACCGCCGCAGACCACGGGCACATTCAGCACACCATCGGCGGGTACGACCTCGCCGTTAGACCATGCCAGAT